ACTATCATAAACGCCATAAGGAGACTCCTCATCATCCTCATCATCTAAATCATTTTCTTCTAGTACCATTATGCTTAAACTATTGAGTATTTCAAGCATTAAATCCATTTTATTTGATACTGCTTTAATTTCTCTTTTTAAGTTATCAGTATCTTTTTTAATGAGTAGTAGGTCTTTGTTAACTATAAAGAGTTGTTTAAACAAATCTATCTCATCATTTTTCATGTCCTTAATCATTTTACTTAGATCTTTAATGATATCTTCTATATTTTTAGACATGATAATACTCCTTTATTTTAAGATACACCACATTTACATTGATATTGTAAACAATAGCCACATTTAGGGCCGGGAGTAGAATATCCCCAGGCATTAGAATGTCTCTCAAAACTTTCATTTCCAGTATCAATACAAACTAATTTAGCCTTATTATACCTATTCACATAACCCATATTATAATAATGACAGTCCCAAAATTTTAGTTTTGTTTTCTTTTCTATATTTTCTACCAAATCTTGTATTTGCGGTAGTCTTTTCTTCATTATTTTTTCATCAAAAATTTTTGCTTTTTCAGTAATATACCCCCAACCAGTAAGATCTGTATATGTATACTTTTCACCAGCAAAGTTTTCAATTTTTATTTCAAGTCTACAAATTTTTCCGTGAACTTGAGGAGATAGACCATATTTAGCAAGTAATTTTTGTTTGTTATAAGCATTAATAGCATACTTTTTGCTTCGGAATTGTTTGAATCCAAGAGTTGTATGATTTTTTATTGGATAAAATTCCGCACTACCACCCTCGTCAAACCAGTTATTATAGTCTATCTGATAAGATTTATTTATCATACTAAATTTACTTTGGCTTCTTCAATAGTATTACCCATAATTTCTTGAGCAATATTTATTGCTTGGGATAAACTTTCTGTTTCTGTAATTTTTAATCCAGACTTTACATCATTAATATGATACGAAGCATATACCCCATAAAATACATCGCTAAGTTCATAATTATGAAGCAGATAATCTTCATAGAACTCAAAAGAATCAGTATACCAATTTCCGTTTTCATCCTGAATTTCTTTTACAGTATCAACTAGAATAAATCTAAAATTAGGATGTGGGGAATCTGGCTTACTTTTAACGATGCCTCTATAAAACCTATTAGGAATTGCTACCATTGTCTAACCTATAGAGAGGAACAATCGTGTTAGGGTCAAGATGTGGATTTTTTTGTAGTCTCAGATCAAAAAGGTCGCCCTTCTCATTAATTCTGGCCCAAGCAACTTCTTTATAATCGAGATTTTTAGTAATTTCTTCAACTAAATCTTGATTACAATTAAATAGTTCTTGATAAGAGTCTGCTAATTTTTGACGCAATCTTTTCAATTCATCTTTAGCATTAAGAATATTAAACTTAGTTAATTTCCAGTGTCCAGTATTAGAGGCATCCTCACAACACTGAAGAAGATGATCTAGGGGATTAGAATGTTCATTCATTTTTCAAACCCTTTGGTGTATATCTATTATAGCGTTTACCATACAGGAGTCAAGAGTATGACAAAAAACTATACAATCCCTTACTTAAAAGTTATAGTCAAAAAATCCAAGTCCATTAGAGAAGTATTATCCAATCTCAATATGGCTACTGCCGGAGGTAATTATCAAACCATTAAAAATAAAATTGCTGAATATAATATTGACACTTCTCATTTTACTGGTCAGGCATGGAATAAAGGGAAAAAACTAGGCCCAAAAAGATCACTTGATGAATATTTGTCAAATCAAAAACCTATACAAAGTTGGAAACTTAAAAAAAGATTACTAAAGGAAGGATTGTTTGAATCAAAATGCTATAACTGTTTTAAAGATAGTTGGATGGATAAGCCAATTCCTCTTGAATTACATCATATTGATGGAAACAATACAAATAATAGTCTTTCTAATCTTAGTATATTATGCCCTAATTGCCATGCCTTAACTGATAATTATCGAGGTAAAAATAAATAGGAGTGGTGGGAGTCGAACCCACACTGGACGGATTTTCTTACCACTATAGTTTTCACTACCATTTCTGTTTGTGGTCTGGACTTTACCTTAACCATAACTTTCGTTTTAGGTTCCTGCCATCAAGTCTCTACACCTTCATATTTCTATGCTTGGCTCGGTATTAGCATTTTAAAGCCTTCACCGAATTTGACAGGTTCTACTATAAAGATTTCTCCTTATGCACTCAATTTAATAAGTCCGTTGTCTCTGCCATTGGACTACACTCCCATAAAACACCCAACTACAACAGTTCTTGATTCGAGGTTGATTATTTTGTGCCTCTCTCATTTAAACTGCTGTAGTCGGAATGTTTTGGTTTTAAATTAAAGTCTCTCAGCCGTTAGCATGGGCCTTGAGACGACGAACAACCTCTGCCATAGCCTCGATATTATCGACTGTCTTATTCGGCTTGGCACGTTCCATAGATGGAAGTTCCATGCCCTTCTTAGCCAGAGCGGCCTTTGTACGAGCATATCTAGCCATCGTACTAGCGACCTTCTGCCCAGTCTTGGACGCAATTTCCGCATAAGTCTTAGAAGAAAATACAGCCTCAAGAAACTGCTCATCATCACAACGAACACGCTTCTGCTTCTCACTTGTAATTACATCGCCCATAATCAACCTCTCAATCTTTGAAACCAAATTTACAACCAAGTTCGATCACGCGACCGAATCACTTGTGTTGTATCCTCATTCTATCCTACGGTATCGTCTTGTCAAGAGTCCAAACTTGAAAAAATTAGAAAGCCACTAAAGATTCTTGTTTGTGACGATTTTCCAAATCTTGGTATGCAATTTTTAGTAATTCGTTTTCTGTTTCTAGTTTAGATATGATTTCTTTTGCTTGAGATAAAGCAAGTGTTAAAAACTTAATTTTATTGGCTAATTCATCAGCAACATAGGATCGCATACTTTTAACTACCATATTTTTCTCCTTTATAGATAGATGGTAGACACTGTTAATTACACCGTGTAGATATAAAATCCTTGAGTTCTTTTAATTGAATATTATTAAGAACTATTTGATCACCATATGGTTGACCATAAAACAATATACGATAACAGTATCGTAACTTTTGCCACAAAGATATTTTATGACCATAAAAACTAGTAAAAATAGCAAAATCTGCTAATTTTAGTTCATGGTCATAGTCTATATACAAAACTTCAGTCCCACAAGTACATAAAATAAATAAGGTCTTATTTGTTTTTAGATTTGTTAGGCTTGCCATGTTTAAAAATCTTGTCGTAGTTTTTTGACCATGTTTTATAGTCTATGTTTTTTGGTCGCTGTCTAGATCCTTTTCCATTTTGACTCATATTAGTTCTCCAATACAAAACTCCAGTATTTATATTCCAGATTTGCTAAGATTGTCTTTAGCCCAATTTTTTCTTTTTTTTACATTTTACACATTGTTTCATAGTATATTCCTAAGCATGACTATTTGCTTATTGCAAACACCAATTATTCAAAAACATAAGACCAATAACGAGAATCAGTTTTATTTTGTTTTGCATCCCAAAAAATACATCTAGCAATATACGGGGGAACTCCTAATTTACCACAATTAATACTCCAATGCCTCTCCATTTTCTTATATTCCTCCAAACCTTTTTTAGATTGATAGGTTAAGGTTTTCATACCATACAATTCCAACATATGAGTATCTCCACAAAATACCCTACACTCATTAGGATGGCATTGTTCCAATGAAAACGAAACTTTTGCAGTACCTAGTCCAGAAATATTCTTGACAATCTGATCTCTCTTTTTTACATGATACTTTTTGGCTGTTAGATAAAAATCTTTGGGGTTGGCCCAAAACTTATCCTTAAAATCCCAAATAAACTTTGTACGATTGTTATATAGTCCACAACCGCTGTTCTTAATCTTGTTTCTGAGAAGTTCTTTATCATCAATCCAATCATTAAAGTCTTTGATAGCATTATATCCACTCACATTAGACTTCCATGTGGTATGAACGCTCATAAAACTAAACAAATATCGACGAAAAATATCTTCATGATTTTGTGGCCTAACACTTTCCCAGTATTCCTTATAGGCTACAACCCTATCTCTAGGAAAATTCTCAAAGAAAATATCAGCCTTAGTCTTGTTCATGTCAGTATTCTGAACCGGAATCACTGTATTCTCAACAATCATAAAACCTCCAAAAGCGTGTATGCTACGATTCTACCTTAATGGTATCGGCTTGTCAACCCGCTCTCTTGAAAAATCCTAATGCTTCCTCTATTGACCAGTCTATATTAGAGTCTATAAGTTCTTTTTGTTGATGGTTAAATTCAGCCGGATTTTTTTGAAAAGGCTCTGGTGCTTGACCTTGATTTATAAGATTAAATCTATGTCCTATAATATTAAGATAATTATGATGATTCTTTAAAAACGTATCGTATGATAATAATACATAGTTTTTAGCAATTACCGGCATTATATTGTTAAGATAATAACATTTTTCTTTACGTAGTTCAAAAAGATTTTTATATCTTTGTTTGGTTTTATAATTTCTATCGTATAAAATTTCTCTACGTTTATTATCTAAAGAATACCATTCACTTGTTAATAGTTTATTAAAATTCCATCTAATTTCCCTTGGAGCATGATGGGGAGCTAAATACATAGCACATAACCAGTCATAGGGATTTCTTACTATACCAATAAACAAGGTGCTTCTTGCTATAGGATGATAAGATATAGTTTCTGGTTTAGTAAAACCAAAAAAATGTTTAAATCCAAAGAAATATGTAAGTTCTAAACCAAATCGCTGCTTGATACAACTTTCTAAAAAATTAGTTCCAGAATGTCTTTCACCATATATAGTAAATTTATCTATATAATGAGAATTTCTATAGAGTTGTAACACTTTTAATCTATTCTCTTATCTCCATGCAAATACTTAAACGTAGGAAAACGCAAACTAATACCACCATCCTGATTCTCGCTTTCGCTAAAATATTGGACAGTAATTACTTTTCCAAGAATTTTCTTAGGGTGTTTGTAAAAGTCTTGACGCTGTTCAATACTAAATCCGCTACCAACTCTAACGTCATGGTTCTTATATTTAATAGTTACACAACTAAGCATAGTTTCCTCATGTTCTGCACTATTCTTTACGTATCTAAATGGCCCCATTTCTACATCTACTACTTCATACTCATCATCAAAAAAACTCTTATATTTAAGAAGGTCTTTGCTTCTTTTACCCTTATAAGGCTCATTTGCTCTGAGCATCAAACCTTCCCAATTGTATTCATTGGCTCGACCAGTCCATTCGGCAAAATGGTCATCGTCTTTAATGAGTTCTTGACCAAGTACACTCAGACAAACGCAAGTATTTTCTCTCATTACTTCTAGTAGATTATTATAACGAATAGAATATGGTTTGTTCGACTGCCCCTTCTTGCTATAAAATTCATCGTTACTAATCATATCAAAAATTTTATATGATGGATTAGGGATAGTATGATCCTTCTTTTTTAGTTGTTTCATAACCCCCTGAAAATCCTCATTACCTTCGTCATCAACAAGACAAAGTTCACCATCAAATACTATATTAGTAATGTTAAGAGCCTTAATACCGCCCCTGACAACATCAAGAGTATCAAAGGTTTTTCCCGTGCGGGAATAGAAGGTAGTATCACCGCTGCTATCAACAATGCCGATACATCTAGCACCATCAATCTTTCTGCTAACATACCAACCATCCTTCCAGTCTACGAGTTTAGGTTCGTACTTATCCGCCAGAGCAACGCTAAACTCTGGAATATGATCCGGTATAGCCTTGTTGATAATCTTATCACCCGCTCTGGTTTTCAAGTCCTTATCAATAATACAATGAATTAGTTCCTCATATTCGTCATTATGTTCAATAAAACTATTGACAGCAGCAATAGCATCGTGACCAGTAATCTTACGGTCTTTTAGATCATCCAAAAGATCAAAGAAATTACTGTATTCATTCTTTCGTGCAACAAGATGATTCTTTTTCTTTAGATTATCACTTGTTACATTATATTGCCACAAAGGATGATAAGTATAAAGAAGAATTTTCTTAGCAAATATCGCTGATGGATTATTGAAAATCCCACAATTAATCTTAATAAGATCTTCTTTGTCTTTTGTACTACTAGTTGCTCTCAGGGCATCAACCATATTCTGCACATAATCAAAATCGTGAGTCATCCGTTTAGTCTCCTTTGTTTAGCGTAGTATACCATACGCTAGTCCTTTGTCAAGTATCGACAATCTAGTGCTGCTTCTTGAATCTTTCGCTTAATTTTTGTACTAAATCGCTGCCCGCTGTTGGAAAAAACATGTAAAAATAGAGTGAACAATCAAATAAAATCCCGCTATTAAACAGTTTACCCCATAGAATATAGCAAAAATCATATGCTCATTATAAGTCATATTGTTTTCTTGTAGGTGTTCAGTCCATTTTTTCTTTAAACTCATAAAACCATAACTCCTCATTACTTTCACTTATCCATTTATTGCCACTATATTCACAACTAAATTCTTTGCTAAATACCTTCCAATGAGGTTTAGTATCAAATTTTCTACTAATAAAACTCCCACCATCTAACCAAAATATTCTATTATTAGGCTGAATAAAATACTGACCATCTCCAACAAAAACATGACCACATTTATGTCCTCCAGCCATTTCTCCATATCCATTATTATATTGTGGCCCTAAACACCAGTCTAGCGTGAACATATACTGTGCTTTTTCTATAGTTTTATTTTTTAATAACAAATTTGCTGCTCTATTTTTTGTATACTGATTAATATTAACAGAAACATAATAACTTAAACTATCCCATAGTTGAATCCAATCTAAGGAATAGTTAGTTCCTCCATTTTGTATGGAGTGTAAATAGTGTATAGGAACCCTGGCGTGTTGACTACCATACTCTGTCATTATGCTAAATAAACCGCATCTTTGAGGTATGCTAGTATAACCAAAGACTTCTACCAAGGTTCTAGGGTTGCTAGATTTTGGTTCTTCATTATAAAAAAAAGCATTATCTACATAAGCAGAGAATACTGGGACATCTATATTGAGATAATTACTCATATTTTCTATTCCTTGATGCTATCAAGTAATTTACTGCTTTTATAACACTATCTAAATTATCTCCTAGTTTTCCAAGACCAGTATTGCAAGGTTCGCAGATCCAACCCCTAAAACTATCATCAGAATGATCATGATCCAAACACCATTTGTATGGAACTTTTCCACAAAGTTCACAAAATTCTGGTTTTGGTGGGGCAGTTTTATGTAATCCACTTCGTATCTTAGAATGTTTTTTAACACACTTTCTACATCTACTATCTAGATTATCTTTGTACATACTGTGTTTAGGAAAACTTTTAAGGTTTTTTCTTTCACCACAGTAGGTACAAATTTTTCTAGGCATTATGGAGATGGTAGGAGTTTAAGTGGAGGCGGCGGGTTCTGCCCCCGCGTGTTGTGATATTTCTAATTACATCTTCTACAAGTTTATTTTATTCATGAGTTAAATTGGATTACAGAATAAACAAGACTAATCCAATCTTACCAACTTCTCTTAACCTACAACCCGTTGGATATTGTAAGTGCAGAGGGATTTGACGACAGACTTTTGATCGCTACCCTCATTCGCAATCTCAGTCTGTTACTGCCCTTTTTTGTCAGGCAGCAAGTGCTAACTGATTTGTGCCAGTTAAAGCATTTGGTAGATTTTTATAGTGGCCTTTCCACCAACCACTACTTGCTAACATAATCTTCTATATCCAATCGATTCTATTTCGCCCCCTATTTTATAGTACACCTTTTACACTTATTGTCAACCGTCTTGTTAGACTCTACAGAATGTCTATATACTCCCATAACTATTCCACTAGTAGTTCCCACATTTAGTGAACGTACACTACCATAATGAGGAATGGTCAAAATCACATTAGCACGATCTAAAATCAGATTTGATAATCCTTTGCTTTCTTCTCCAAAAATAAATATTGGCTCAAGAGCATTATAGAACTTGTAGTGGAAAAGATTAATGGTTTTGTCATCATACTCCGGAATATTATTTTCTATTGCAATAAGGGTTCGTCCAGAACATTGCAAAAGAAAAGACTCTTCGTCTTTATGGTGATATATAGGAGTATAATTATGTGTTCCTACGCTACCTCTTTTATCCCACTTCTTTTTGCCAACATAGTGTACACTTCTAAATCCAAAAAAGTTAGCATTACGAACCATTGTGCTAAGATTAAAGTCTCCATTTATATTAATCATAGCAACACTGGCTGGTATACTAGTGCTATGACAATAATTAGCAATATCTGGAATCTCTAGTTCTTTCAGACTATCTATCACATTCATTTTGAAGATCCAATAATTGTTTTTCCAAAGTTGC